TCGTGGGTCGTCTGGATGATCAACAAGTTGCAGGTCTTGAAGTTGTGAGAGCCATCGCTGACTTGTACCGTATTCACGGTGTCAGAACTCAAGTTCTCTCTGCATCTATTCGCAGTGTTCAACGTGCCGTTAGGTCCTGGTATAACGGTGCTCAGATCTGCACAATGCCTCCTAAGGTGTTCGATCAGATGTATGATCACATGCTGACTGATAAGGGCATGGAGATTTTCAATAACGATTGGGAGTCTGTAAATGCAACAATTCAACAAAACTATTCTTGAGATAACAATCTCAATTATTGACTACCTCTACAGGGGTAGAAACTTTCAAAGGTTCTGGGTTCTAGAGGAGATTGCTCGCGCACCATACTTCGCATTCCTGAGTGTCTTACATTTAAGAGAATCATTAGGTTTGCGTGGCCCAGAACATCTATACTTGATGAAAGAACACTTCGCACAAACGGTCAATGAGACAGAGCATCTGGAGTACATGGAATCTAGGGGCGGTAATTCTTATTGGATTGATCGCTTTTTTGCCAGACACCTGGTACTTATCTATTATTGGGTCAACGTGGTTTATTATTGGGTATCTCCTCGCTCTGCTTACCACCTCTCCTATGAAATAGAAGTTCATGCTGCAGTTACCTATGGAAAGTATCTTGCGATGAACGGACCAGATGAAAGGATCCTTGAGATCTTGAATGATGAACTACACCACTCAAAAGAATTGCAAGATGCAATGGAGATGATCAATGGCTCATCGATTTGAACAAATTCAACCTCCACATTGTTATACAAAACAGGAGGTTGATAACTTAATCAAAGATGCGATTGATGAGGCAATGCGGAAACACAACCGCAATGCCTCTTTGATTAGTATGACTCTTGGAATTTTATTCCTTGCTGCATTTACTGATGGATTTCTCAGAGCCATTGGAGTTATCCCACCGTTCATGAACATTGACATCAATCTTATGAATCAAGTCATTGATGCAGTCACTGACAAAGTTGCAAACAAATTATGAGTTACGACCTGATTAAACCAAGTGATCCTCAGTATTTCACTCAGACATCTGATGATCCATATGATCGTCACAAATACAAAGTCATCTCAAAGACTGGAGATGAAGTTACCGTCGATGATTGGGAGTCAGCTCAACTCATCTGGTGGAACAGCAAGTCCTTTCTATCACACATCGAAGTCATATGAGTTGTCCATACTGCGGGAGAGACGATACTCCTTGTGCAGAAGTCAATAGTCTTGCTAGTGCATGGGCAAGACAAGCGTGTAAATACAAGTACGAAAAATCTAGGAAAGAGGAATGAAATTCATTGTTTATTCGAAGGACGGATGTCCTTATTGCACTAAAGTAAGTCAGGTTCTGCAACTTGCGGAACAGAAACATGTGGTCAATAAACTGGGGGTTGACTTTACCCCAGAAGAGTTTTACTCTAAGTTTGGTAAAGGCTCTACATTCCCTCAAATTATCGTTGATGATAAATCAATTGGAGGGTGTATGGACACCGTATCGTTTCTCAGGGAGAAAAATCTAATCTAATGGAAGATTTAGACGCAGTTGTAGAATCCGCTATCGATTATGTTTTCACAAAGAGAAAGTATGTTTTTGACTTCGACCACTATCTTCGGTCTGCGAAAATCACTGGACCTGAAATCAAACGATTCATAGAAAGTTCGACAGCTGCAAACCTGTCATTCATGGTTGATGATTTAGATTTGTACTTAGAGGGTGGGAGTGATAATCTCCACAAACAACTCCGCGAAGCCTATGGTTACATTCCTAAACCAGAGGCAAGAAAGATTAGAAATTATTTGTATAAAATTCTTGAAGATGCCTGGAATTACGAGAAGACCCGTAGACGAGGAAGACGCCCCAAAGCTAAGAATAAATAAAGGTGTTGAACTAATGTTAAGGAAGGAGGATCCCCCGACACCAAAAGAGACCAAACTTAATCTGGGAGAAATAAAAATGTTAGCACTCACCTTAACTTTGAGCACACTCATTTCCGTGCTTTTCCTTGCTGTTGGTGGTATAATTGGATGGTTGTATAAAGATCACATCCAAAAGACTACCCCACTTCCATTACATCCTGAGATGTTTGATGAACAAGGTAACGTAATCCCAGATGAGATCATCACTTTTCGTGTTGAGAACTCCGACTTTCTTTATTCCGATCTAGATGACGACTACGAAGAAGATTAATTATGCCCATGACTGACACACATCCTGAACTTGGTGAATCGAGACTCCCAAGTAATCCTCTGTTGAGTGAGGTCCTTGCAAAGGTCTCCAAACAGAGAACTAAAGCCAAAAAGATTCAAGTTTTGAAGGAGAATGAGTCCTTGCATCTCAAGGCTATTCTGATTTGGAACTTTGATGATACTGTTGTATCTGTTCTGCCTGAAGGGGAAGTTCCTTACAATAAGAATGAGGCACCCGCAGGTACTGAACATACCTACCTTGCACATGAGTGGAAAGTTCTTTACAACTTTGTGAAAGGTGGTAATGACTCCCTTCGTACAGTCAAGAGAGAACAACTGTTCCTTCAACTTCTTGAAGGACTTCATCCAGATGAATCCGATATTATTTGTCTGGTGAAAGATAAGAATCTGACAGAAAAATATAAACTCACACGACCAGTTGTAGAAGAAGCATTCCCAGACATTGAATGGGGTAACCGAGGAGGTTGAACATGACTCAAAAAGTCCAAACAACAGAAGAAGTAATGCAGGAAAATTACTGGACTCCTTCGGATAAGAAGGACCATAAAACAATTTACTCCACAGAACTTCTTGTTGAAAATTGTAATGAGATGGATGCTACTAACCCATCTAATCCAACTGATGCATATCTGATTACCTACCGTAGTCCTGACGGAGACATCCGAAGAGACTTGGTGCGAACAGCAAAACGTTCTAGGTTGTTTGATATGTACTATGATAAGTTTGGACCAAATACTGTGATCTCCATTGACTTTGGTCCTGGAACTATCAATCCCAAACTGTGGAACTTACCTAAACCTGAAGCTAAGAAGAAGAGGGAACGATGAGTATTGGTTTTGGTTTTGATGGTAATGAAAAGAAGAAGGGTATTCGCCTCAACATGGAGGAGGTGAATAAACTTACCAAAGAATACAAAAGACTTAAGAAGTATATGAAAACAAACTTCTATGAGATTCAGAGTATCAATGGTAGTGAAAAAATTATTTCTGAACTTTTGAATAATTATGGAGACAACGATGGACAAGGAGAAACTGAAACTGATCGTCCGTAATCTGGAATCTCTGGTAGAATGTTTGAAGTCTGAGGTTTACTCTGATGTAACTTCATACAAATACGAAGAGATCGCACCACACATTACTGACTACGACGAAATTTTTGAGGATGATGATGGCTACCCCGACTAATGTGAAACTTGTAAGTGTCACTCCTGACGCTGAACAAACGATGGCGTACATTGCTCGTGTGAGTAATCCTGCCAATCAGGACAATGAAAAGTATGCAGGACTGTTGAAGTATTGCATCAAACACAATCACTGGTCTGTGTTTGAGCAGTCTACGATGACTCTGGAGATTGAGACTACCAGAGCTATCGCGGCCCAAATTTTGCGCCACCGCTCATTTACATATCAAGAGTTTTCGCAACGATATGCTGATTCATCTTTGTTAGGTTTTGATAAGATTCCTCTACCTGAACTGCGTCGTCAGGATGAGAAGAATCGTCAGAACTCTATTGATGATCTTGATCCTTTTGTGGTTCAAAATATGGAACTACAGATGCAGACGCTGTTTGATTCTTCTATGGCACTGTATCAACAGATGATTAATCGTGGTGTGGCAAAGGAGTGTGCTCGTAATGTTTTGCCTCTCTGCACGCCCACCAGAATCTACATGACGGGTTCTTGCCGTTCTTGGATTCACTACATCACTCTGCGTTCTGCACACGGAACTCAGAAGGAACACATGCAAGTTGCGGAGAATGCTAAGAAAGTATTCATCGAACAGTTCCCTACTGTCTCCGAAGCCCTTGAGTGGGTCTAAATAAAACTACGTAAGATCCAAGACATGGCAACATACCCCGTAATTAACAAAGAGACTGGTGAACAAAAATCGATCTCAATGAGTATTCATGAATGGGATGATTGGTGTAAGGATAATCCAGACTGGCAGAGAGACTGGTCTGATCCCACAACAGCACCTGCATGTGCAGAGATAGGTGAATGGCGAGACAAACTCATCGCTAGAAACCCAGGATGGAATGATGTACTTCATAAAGCATCCAAAGCACCAGGAGCCCGCGTTACCAAAATCAATCACTAATGGCAAGAAAAGGAAACTCACCTATCGGCGTCGGAATGACTGCGAAACAAATGAAGAGGAAGAAACCGATCAACACTGATCTGTTGACAAAAATTGAACCGATCACGGACAATCAGAAAGTTCTCTTTGATTCATACAAAGAGGGTAAGAATATTTTTGCATACGGTGCAGCTGGAACGGGTAAAACGTTCGTTGCATTGTACCTCGCATTGAGAGACGTGCTTGATCAGTACACTCCTTACGACAAAGTGTATGTGGTTCGTTCTCTTGTTTCGACACGGGAGATTGGTTTCCTTCCTGGTGACCATGAAGATAAGTCATCTTTATATCAAATTCCATACAAACATATGGTAAAATATATGTTTGAGATGGCTACTGATGCTGACTTTGAAATGCTGTATGGTAACCTGAAAATGCAGGAGACCATAAAGTTCTGGTCAACTTCTTTCATTCGTGGTACTACGATTGACAAAGCTATCGTTCTGGTTGATGAGTGTCAGAACCTCAACTTCCATGAACTCGACTCCATCATCACACGTTGTGGTGAGGATTGTAAGATCATCTTCTGTGGTGACGCAACTCAGACAGACTTGCAGAAGACTCATGAAAAGAATGGCATCCTGGACTTCATGAAGATCCTGGAACAGATGCCTGAACTCTTCCAGATGGTCGAGTTCAATGTCAATGACATTGTTCGTTCTGGTCTTGTACGGGAGTATCTCATTAGGAAACTTGCTCTAGGTATGTAATGTTCATTGTTGAAAATCACCTTGGTGATCTTGAGTTAGATAAAAAAGAGACTAATGGAATGCGCCTATATAAGTTACCCAATGGTGATTGGGTGCCTTCTATTACTTCAGTCACCAGTTTCTACAACAGAGACGTTTTCATTAAGTGGAGACAACGGGTAGGTGATGAGGAAGCCAATCGTATTACGAAGAGAGCGACAACAAGAGGCACGGATTTTCACGAAGCCGCACAGGCGTATCTAGAAAACAGAGAGTTGAAATGGGAGGACTATCTTCCTGCAACTCAGTTCATGTTCCACCACGCAAAACCTTATCTTGATAAGATAGGTACGATCCACGCAATCGAAAGAACTCTATACTCAGAGTATCTGGGACTTGCAGGCCGAGTGGATTGTATCGCAGAGTATGAAGGAGAACTTGCAGTCATTGACTTCAAGACATCTGACAAGATCAAACCTGAAAAATGGATTGAACAATACTTTGTCCAAGAGACTGCATATGCGTGCATGTATTACGAATTGACTGGCATTCCTGTCAAGAAACTCATTACAATTATGGTAACTCCTGGTGGTGAGGTTCACATTTATGATAAACGCAACAAAAGTGACTTTATTAAACTCTTGGTGAATTATGTTAAAAACTTTGTCGAAAACAGAATGGTGGTTAATGGATGACATCAACAAGGCTCTAGAGAAGAAGTTCTTGTGTTCCGCAAGGTTCGCACAGGAGATCGAAGGTATTGTCTCTAAGGACAAAATGAGTTATATTGATGCAATCATCTACTACTGTGAAAAGAATGCGATTGAACTGGATTCAGTACCCAAACTCATTTCAAAACCTCTGAAGGAGAAACTGAAATGGGAAGCTCAGGAACTCAATTTCCTCAAAAAAACATCACGCGCAAGACTGCCCTTATGACTGCGTTTGATTGCTATAAGACTTATCTAGCATTCAAAAATCATTTTACGAAGGACAACTTCGATTACTTCAAATACGGCGGTAAGACGAGAGCGTCTACCGCCTCTTTCAATAAGAGGAAAGATAAATATTTTTTTGAAAAGATGTCCCGTCAGAAGAAAGACGGAGAGATCATTGATTATTTCACCGCGATCTTCTCACAGTGTGATAACCCAGAGAAGATGTGGATTGGTGAGATCATTCAGATAGGAGAGGAACAGTATCAGACTTGGCAAAAGAAAGTGCAGAGTCTACGGTATGTGTTCCGACAAGAGATGGAACAGTTGTTTGATGGTAAGGATTTCAACTCTGTGTTTCAGTGTCAGAGTGGTAGTCATCCCATCCTTGTCAAAGAACATCTGAGGAAGAACGTATCTGTGGAGTCACTGATCATTCTCGATGCCATCCTGTCTTACAAGAGAGATTTTGACGGTAAACTTGATGACTTTGTGTGGAAAACCATAAGTCTCAAGGTTGACAAGTACAAACCGTTCCTGTTAAATAATATCGATACCCAAAAGTACAAAGAAATTCTAAGGAGAGTCGCACTGTGAGTGAGTTTTTTGAATCTGATTTTGTCCGCAAAGGAATGCAGGACATCGAAGATCTGCAAGTCGATCTGCAGAGAGGATTCATGCGGTTTCCTTCCTTAGACGAAGAAGAACAACAAAAACAATTAGAGCTGTTGGAAACTCTGTTGGAGAAACAACAACTCATGTATACCCGCATGAAACTGTCTGACGATCCGAAGGCACATCAGATCGTAGAAGATATGAGAGACTCTCTTTCACTGCTTGGTATGCCCCCAGGTTCATCAGTCGAACAGGTGTTTATGAATATGAAAGAAACTCTCAGGAAAGTCCGCGACGGAGAACTTGACCCCTCTGAAGAAATGTAGTATTATTCAGAGGTGTTCACAACACAAGCCAAATCCGATTTAATCCATGTCTTTTTCTAATCTCAAAAAACAATCCAACCTTGGTTCTCTGACTGCCAAACTGGTGCAGCAGGTGGAAAAAATGAACAAGACTTCTGGTAGTGGGGACGATCGTCTCTGGAAACCTGAAGTTGATAAAGCTGGTAATGGTTATGCCGTTATCCGTTTCCTGCCCGCCCCCGATGGTGAGGACCTGCCTTGGGCGAAACTCTACACTCACGCCTTCCAAGGAACTGGTGGTTGGTATATCGAGAACTCTCTGACCACTCTGGGTCAGAAGGATCCCGTGTCTGAACACAACTCACAACTCTGGAACTCTGGTATTGAGTCCGACAAGGAGATTGCACGTAAACAGAAACGTAAACTCTCCTACTACGCCAACATCTATGTGGTGAAGGATTCTGCCAATCCTCACAATGAGGGTCAGGTGTTCCTCTACAAGTTCGGTAAGAAGATCTTTGACAAGATCACCGCAGCAATGCAACCCGAGTTTGAAGATGAGGATCCCATCAACCCCTTCGACTTCTGGGCTGGTGCAAACTTCAAACTGAAGATCAAGAAGGTTGCTGGTTACTGGAACTATGACAGTTCTGAATTTGATCGTCAGTCTGCACTCCTGGATGATGACGACGCAATGGAAGCCATCTGGAAGAAGGAATACTCTCTTGCAGAACTGGTTGCTCCTGATCAGTTCAAGTCCTATGACGAACTGAAGAAGCGTCTGGACTACGTTCTGGGTAATGCACCCTCCCGTAGTCGCGTCAACGAGGACCTGGAGGATGAGTCTGAAGGTCGTGGGTCATTCACCCCTGACTTCAAGTCTTCGACGCCTCCTGCACCCTCTGGCGGTGGTTTCAATGACCCCGACATCACACCCTCCAACACCAGTGAGGATGAGGACGATGCACTGTCCTACTTCGCTAAACTGGCTGAGGAGTGATTTGAAAACCGCTTTTTAATTACAAAAAAGCGGTAAAAAATTTTCCGGCATTTTTCACGCCCCAGGGTCGCTCTATCGAGGAGCAATGATCCTGGGGTTTTCTGTCTTCTTGAGTTTATCGTCGATGTATTGACTTGAAGTCTCATACGTCATATTTTCCTTATTATCACGGAAAACCAATTCTAGGTATTCTGGTTTTAAAATGTCAATTTCGCGTTTTGCGTCATTTAGGTCAATTTCGTGTTGTTGGTAACTTACGGAGGTAATGCTACTTACGGTTTTTTCGACACCACCGTCGATATATGTGACAGTATGGTCAGCATCAACAAAAACACCCTCAGGTTGAATTAGTCTATTCTGACTATCAAGAACCTTTTTGGTCTCATAGTGATGAATTTGTGCCAATTGTTCATTTGTGTATTTTTCACTCAGATAGTTAGATAGATCTGCATTTGACATTGGCCACTGATCTCTAACATTGGTGATGTTGTTGGTAATCAGAATCACCCAATCAAGATCTGGTGTACCATAAACAAACTCAGCTACGTTATCAGGGCGATCATCACCTTCAACGTTATATTGGTCAAAGAGAATGAATGACTCTAAAACGTCCTCTCTAATGACAGAACGTCTGAAGATGTTTCTGACTTGTGTGTAGTCATAGATAGACCTTCTATCATTACCCAGATATGGGTAAGACAGTTTTGGAAACTGTCTGAAATAGGTGTTTTTGATTCTGTTGTTTCCTGAATACGTCATTAGTAACCTACCGAGTTATCATCTGGTGATTTATTTTGATCTTTATCATAAACAGGTTTGAGTTCAGTGAATTGAAGACTCATACGAACTGCAACTGGTTGAGAGTCTTCATAAGCACTCCAGAATCCATCAGGTGCATAATCAACAGTAACGGTTCTCAACGCAAGATCATTGAATTTATTCATAATACCTGGATTGCCAGGTGTTATGTATTTCAATGAAAAAATGTCGGGTGTGCCTAATAACGCTTGATTTCGATACTTAGGTGCTGCACCTTGTTTAAACCAACGAATGATTTTTCTGATTTGTTTACCTTCCTCCCTACTTCTTGCGATCATCAGATACTGAAATCCAAAGTCTCTCAGAACAGGTCCTTGGAACAACAGTTCTGCGTTAGGATTAATGATATTTCCTGTAGATCTTGCAAGTAACGCATCAGGTTCAACAG